GCGGCCAGCGCCACAAGGTTGGTTCCAGAGGGGACGCTTCCGTCAGCATTGAGCAAAAACTGCACATCACACCTCAGAAATAGGTAATCACAAGTACCATGCCTGGCGCGCCGTCGCCGCCTCGGCCAGAATTGCCCTGGCCGTCCAGTGCCGCGCCACCACCCCCACCGCCAGCGCCGTAGAGCGCACCGTTGGCACCGTCACCACCATCGCCCGCGATGTTTGAACCGCCACCACCGGCACCGCTTCCGGGGAAGGTGGAGTTTACAGTGGCGGCAGTACCCATATTGCCATTTCCGCCTCCCGCCGTACCGGCAACGCCACCCACTGCGGTTGAAGAAGTCGGGGAACCACCACCCGCTGCGCCCGCCTGGTTAGCCGGTGTTGCGGCAATGCCACCGCCACCGCCACCACCGGCACCGCCACCCCCGCCACCAGACCCAGACCCCGCCGCTGTTGTGCCGTTACCACCGGCACCGCCAGCCCCAGCGGCAAAGACGCCACGCCAGGAGTTGCCACCAGCACCGCCAGCCGTTGACGTGCCCCCTGCGCCCAGACTTGCGGGGCCTGCACTGAGAAGCGAACCAAACGACGACGCCCCACCAGAAGTGCCTAGGTTTCCGTTTGTTGAGTTTGCCGTCACCGATGCGCCGCCAGTACCGCCCGCGCCAACCGTGACAGTCACAGTGTTGGGAACGTCAGCCGCATTGAAAGTATTGAACGACCTCCCAGAACCGCAACCCCCGCCGCCGCCGCCAGCAAGTGTTCCAGACGCTGATTTGCGGCCGGAACCACCGCCCCCGCCGCCGCCAATAAGGGACACATAAACCGATTTTGCGTCTAAAGGTTTGGTCCAAGTGGACGACCCTGGTGTGGTGAAAATCTGCACATCTGTTGGTGTACTGCCACCTGGAGGTGTCACCCATTGAGTTGCAAAGTTTGTGCTATTAATCTTTGATAGGATTTGACCAGCATCCCCACCAATAGGAACCCCCTGACCAGGAGCACCGGCTGCGCCAGTAGCTCCTGTAGCGCCAGCAGGGCCAGCGGGGCCAGTAGCTCCTGTAATTTGAGTAAGGCGATCAATCAGGTCTTGTCCTGTTTCACCTTGATTACCATAAAAGGTATAAAAAGAACTTGCCATTAACACGTACCTTCGTAAGGATTTCTTACATAAACGCCGCCTGACATCTCATCACGATCTGCCATAAGCTGCACTTCGTTCATAAACTCAGTGAATGAGTTACTGAAATCAGCCTTACGAACATCTACAAATAGATCGGCAGCATAAATGAGAGCGGCATATACAACCAGATCGGCAATAACCACGGAGTAGTTGGTATAGTATTCGTCTGAGACCCCTTGGGGAAACTCTTGGTAATACCCGAAGTCAATTACATCACCCTCAACTAGGGTGGGTCTGAACATGAACTTACCGCGATCCATGTAGAACTCTGAGGGTGTCCCAGGATAGGGCTTTCCGGCTGAGTTCGTTGAAATTCGACTGATGGGGATTCCATTAACTTTGAGGTAGTAGAACCCCAAGTAGTCGTCAGGAATACCAAACCCACCATCCCAATCAGCAGTAACAGTGAATGAAATTGAAGGACGCTGCATGGGGGTCCTAAGCAATCGTTCGATACGCCTTAGACCAAGAGAGATGAACAGATCAGTCTGTGTGTCACTTACATCGTTTCTATTCAAAATGTCCTTGAAGTAGGTGCAAAGCTCGCCGTAATTCATTGGGGTTCCTTTGGATCAGTCCAATAGACACTCAGTGGTCAAACCGAGTGTCACCAGAGATGATGAAGCGGTCGTACCCGTCTATACGAAGTTTACGGTTGATTTCATTTGCGGGGGCCGACCACAAATCGAAGCCTTCACGGAGCCACTTGTTGACAAGGGCTTCAGGGATAGAGGCTACGGGAGTCAGGCCATTAAATCGGAATTGAAACGCTTCTTGAGCGTTATCCAGATCGTCCCAAAAGTCTTTACCAAGATGTTGTTCCGTGACGATGACATCATTGTCGTCGGTAGCATTGAGAATGAAAGTCTCAGACGCGCCAATGTGGTTACTGTAGAGATTCATGGAGACTCCATAAGAAAACCCTCCCTTGGACGGAATCCAAAGGAGGGATATTGGTTGGCTAAGAGAGGGGCCAAGGCCCCACTCATTAGGTCAGGTTAGCGAGTTGCGCCGAAGCCAGGCGGTTGGCGTGCTTCAGGCCAAACTCTCCAACGGCCATCCAGCGCTCGGCGTCGCCAGTCTTAGCCAGCTTCTCAGTAAACCAGTTACGCAGCACAGCCAGCTTCCAGTTTTTTGCGTCGTAGATCAGGGCGTTCTGGGCGCGGATGCGACGGTTTTTGGTCACACGGACGGTACCGAATGGGGACTCGTAGATGTTGACAACGTTGGTGATCTTGGTTTCACCGTTGTCAACATACAGGGAGCGGCCCGAAGCCTGCGCGAAGCCAGCGATGATGCGAGAGTCCGAGGGCTTGACCATCAGGATGGAGCCGTCAGAACCTTCGTTATAGAGCTTCTGGTGAAGTTCGATAATCAGGGTCTCGGTAAGAGGGCCAGCGGTACCAAGGGTCGTAGTCGTACCAGCGGCAATCTGGGCCTGCACACCGGCAAACTGACCAGCCACGGCTTCAGCGGCAACCACATAGGTTTGACCGGTACCCACCAGAGCGTGCTCAAGGTCCATCTTCAGCAGCTTACCAGTCTTCATCAGTTCCCGGAGCGAGGTCTTGTCGCGGCCATAGGTCTTGATTGCGTCGGTAGTACCCGCGATGCGGAACGTCTCCGCAAGGATTTGAGTACCGTTAGTCCGCATGACAGGCTGATCGCGGGTCGAGTCAACGCCATCCGCACCTTGCAGACGAGCGTTAACAGCCACAGCGCGCAGTTGGTCTTCCTGCCACTGGTACAGGTCGTTTCCAATTTTTTCGGTACCAATGCTCGAAAGGAACGGGGTATCCGAGGGAGTGATCAGCGAGATGATGTCGCTGACTTCTTCTTTCTTACCAACAAGGTCGAAAGACTTCAGGTGGGCTAGAGACATATATGGCTCTCCTTCTTAGTTGTTTCTTGCGGCCAGAACGGCATCGACAATATCGTCAATGTCTCCCGTAGCTTGGGCCTTCTTGAAGATTTGATTTGCCTTGGAGGCTTTATAGTCGTTGGTGTTATCGGACTTCTTGACCACCCCTTTTGGGGCTTTGTGAACCTTCTTGATCACTTTATCCGACTTAGCCTTTGCAGCGTCGAACAGCATCGCCTTGTGCATCATGATGATTGCACCGGGGTCGATCACTTCGTTTACTGTATCCCGGTCGAGTCCCTGCCCAATCGCATAGAGGCGAATATCGGAGTAGAGCTTGTCGTCCCATTCCGGGATTGCCTTCTTGATTTCTACAAGAGAGACCTTGGCCTGTTCTTTCACAAGCTCAGTTCTGGCCTGAGTTGCACGAACCATGAACTCCTGAGCCTCTTCAGTAAGAAGCTTGAACTCACTTTCGGCATCGGCCTTTGCAGCACGGAGGGCGTCGAACTCTTCAGGCTCAAGTTCACGACTTGCCTTGAACAGATCAACATCTTTGTACTTGGCTACCTTCGCCTCAGCTGATTTCAAACGAGTGTCAATGATCTTCGCAAGGTAAAGGCTTTGGGTCTCAAGTGCGCGAGAGGCAGCAGCTACAGCCTGGGACTTCTGAGTCAAGGATGCTTCTTGGCCGTATAGGCGCTTAAGGTCCTTAACTTTGACAGTCAGGTCTTTGCCGTCCACTTGGACAGTGACCTCAGCTTCATCGTCTGCCTTGGTAGATGCAGGAGGCTCATCGCCTTCCTCTTCGTCTGTAGCACCATCTTCGGACTCTTCAGACTCTTCTTCGGAGCCTTCTTCGACTTCCTCTTCTAGTTCACCATCTTCCGTGTTTTCCACTTGGTCACGGTCGTTCTTGGTGTCCTCGAAGTATTTGTCAACGAGTTCGTCAATGGTGTAGTCTTCTGTTTCCTCGTCCATTTGGATGGAGGTTCCTTATTCTGTATCGTCGTCTTGTTCGTCTTGTGACTGAGCGTTGACGACAAATGCGTTGAGACTTTCGAGCAGATCATTAAGTGCCACGTTTTGGCGGTATGCTTGCTCACGGGCAGATGTGTCCCCATACGAGGTATCAAAGAACTTCATCTGGTAGGTTGTTCTGGTGAGTTCGACTGCGGCCTCAAAGGCTTCAGTTTTCATCATCCGGCGTATCTCCATTCCGTAGCGATACACCTGATCTTTGGTTAGCTTCATGAGTACCCCTGGGGTTCCCTTGGACTGATCCAAAGGAACCCTCTTAGTTATGGGTTGTAGACTGCCTTCTGTTCCGCAGCCTTACCAGCAAGGGCAAGTTCTTCACGGTCAACAAAGATGTCATTGTCGAGACGCTTCATCTCAAGCGCTGTATCAGCCTGCTTATAGCCAGCTTCGGCTTGGGCGCGAATTAGATCAGCTTGAGCTTTAATGCGGTCTGTTTCAGCCTTTGAAATCATAGCTTGAGCCTGGGCCTTCTGGTACTCGATCTGAGACTTCAGTTGTTCAACCTGAAGCATTTCCATCTCGCTGGGCTGTTGAGGCTCAACTTCAGAAGGTTTCATCAGGATGGACTGGATGTCCTCAATACCCCTAGCTTGCATTGCCCTAACGATGACCTCATATCGTTTGTCGATAGAGTACATCGGCTTGAGTTCAGGGTCTTGTGACAGGGCGGCATCAACCTCGATCCATTTCATTGCTTCTTTTTCTTGCTCACCGTAGGAAAGGGTGAGTTCGACAGAGGCAGCAGATCGTTCTTTCCACAGTGATGGATTGACCGGAACATAGTTCCCTGTGGTTTCCATGAACTCAGCTTCATCAATATGGTCAATGGCTGTGTGATAGATCAGGTGGTACAGATCACGAATGAACAAACCAAAACGTCTAGAGATGATCTTGGTACGTTGCTGGGAAGCTGAGATGAGTTGTTCAACCATACCCTCAGAGTTCTGAGTAGATATAGCGTCTTTGTTAAGACCTTGAGACAGCTTACTGATACCGGTGACTTCCTCCTTGTCCTCGTCAATCATTTGAATGAGGGAGAAGACAAAGGGGTTCATTGGGGCTTGGGGAATTGGCGCAATGCCGTCCATACGCCTCACGTTAACAATACCCCCAAGGCGGTTCTCAAGAAGTTCCTGGGGGGACAGCAGGGTACCGTTTAGCACCTGCTGACGTGGGTTATTTGTGATCAGCGTGTGGTTGATGATCTGGCGGATCAGGACAGTTCTAGCGTTCTGCGTTGGGATCACAGAATAAGCAAAGTTCTCGCCGTAGTAGGTGTGAGACACAGGGAGGGGTACAAAGCTGGCAAATGGTTTGCGACTTACTTGCTCTTTCCGAAATACCTTACCCCCAGCATAATCAATCTTCCACAACTTGGAGATACCAGACCCATCCATATCTAACTTGATGTAAATCTCATACAGGATGGTTTCTTCAACTGACTCGTCATATCCGTCACTGGACGCCAGGACCTGACCAATGTTGTCAAAGCGGGTCTGCTTTACGGTTTCAAAGGTAAGGGTATTGTCCGTGTGGAAGTTCATCCCCTCTATGGCTTTCTTCCCGTAGGTCTTAATGAAATGAGAACGGGTTTTAGGTGTGCGGTGGATAACGTACTTTGCTTCCTTAAGGGAAGTTGAGTTGTTAGCCACAAGGATGTCTTCAGGCTGAATAGCCTCGACAACAATACGTTGATTCTTGGTTTTTACAGTAAAGGAGCCTGAGTATAGGCCTTCTTCAGAAATGGACGACTCTGTTATTTCATAGTCATCATATTCCTCAAGCTGGATCACCAACTCTTCTTCAGTCAGGTTGTCAAAGTCATACTCTTGTTCTTCTGAGTCATCTTCATAGTAGACCTTGACCACAGAGAAGCGGTGCTTAAGACCATCTGACAGAACATCATAAAGAATGTCCTCACCTGAGTTTTCCTTGAAGAAAACATGACGACAGTATTCAGTTGCTTGCTTGGCCTCGTCGGCGGTCTCTCCCCTTTCAGGTCTGAACATGACGATACGTTGGTTGGCAGAGAAGGCTTCAAGAACGGTAGACCTCATTGAGTCTACGGCATCGAAGACATCTCGGCTAACATACCTGCTGTCACCCCTATGTAGGGGTGCTGGGAGTTCGCCACGATAGTAGCGATTTACCTCTTCCCATTCTTTGGCGAGCTTACCGTCTGTTAGGTGTTCTGAGTTGGAGACAGCCTTAGCGAGGATAGCTGAGAGCTTTTCATCGCTCAGCTTCGTTCTTGCCATGTGTCATTCCTAAATGGCTTCCACATAGTGGTCGCTGGTTACTTTGATGGGTTTCCAAACGCCGTCATGGATGTGGTTGCAGATCGCCAGCGACATTACGCAGTCGTCATAACAACCATCCTCGGCTTCGAGTTTTCCGCTTTCTTTCACAACGTAAGTCATCATTTCCTGGATCGTTATGCGGTCATTCAGTTCCATCTCCCCAATACGGAGAGAGGCCCTAAGATCGTCAATGATCATGGGTTTGGACTTAGTGTTGGTTTGAAATCCAAGCTTGGGTGTGTCTAAATCCGTGATTGTGTCTTCAACCACGTTTGTAAACACGTTGGGGTAATGGTGTACTTTGTACAGTAGACTAACTGTTAGAAGCCCGTGGTTGTTACTCTCCACGGCAATCTTGGCGGTATTATAGAGAGTCCCCAACTTGGCGAGGACTTCTGCAAAGTAGTCTGGGTGTACATGTGATCGCCACACAGCGACCTGCTTCTTGTTCTCGTCTAGTACCTGAGCAACCGAGTAGTCCCCTCCCCTGACCCCCATAGCAACGTCAGCGCCAATGTAATAGGTGCCACCTGGGTCAATGGGGTAGTACATGAGGAGTTCCCCAAGGGGGTGTTCCTCCCATTTGCCAAGGGTAAGGGCCATTCTGCTTTGGATTGGTCTAACGCAGGGAACCCGGTTAGCTAGAGCTACAGTGTCAAACACAGGGCGTCCGGTCGTAAGGAATGCTTCCTCTGGGTTACAGGGGTATTCCTGCTTGAACATATCGAGGCCGTTCTGAGCTACCTTGAGACGCCGCCAGTAGAGTTGTTCATCGTCCAGGCCATACATCTCGACCAATACCTCTTCCTCAGGGGTTCGGTCGAAGCCTCTGGGAACCTTCGCCCTGTATGCTGGTTCGTCAAACCAAGGAATGAACAGAGGGAAGTAGCCGTTGGACCCATCTACAGCACCCTTCCACATCTCATAGAATGGGCCGGTCACACCATTGGCCGTAGACTCGATGAAGACAGCCGTGTCATCAGTCTCAGGGATGGATTGCAAGAGGCCGTTTAGGTTCTCTCTAGCTGAGCTTTCTTTCCAGAAGGCCAACTCAGACAGGTGGGCGTGGGTAATGGTTTCCCCACGGGCGATTGAGTCACCGCCTGCGGTTGCCACGATATAAGATGAGTCCAGCCGGTCGAACACTAGTTCCCTCTTTGACGAGTAGCTCGTAGAGGGCTTCAGGATGTCCGGTACGTTATCGTGAAATCTTTTGGTCATGTTGAAAAGCGCAGTCGTAGAGTCCGACTTGTGCGTTACAACGATTGCCTTCTTTGCTGTGGCTTGTGAGACCCTGTGGTATAGATACCCACCAACACCCGTGGATAGGCCCTGCTGGCGTCCCTTGAGAATGATGATGCGGACGCGGCCAGTATCTTGGGTCTGCTTTTTGATTGCATTCAATAGAGCGTGTTGGGCTTTGTTTAGAACGAATGGAACCACTTCGGCTTTCTTCGTTCTGATCTTCAAAGCGTTGGCACAGTAGAACTCAAAGTCGTCACGAAGCCTTAGGCGTACTGCCCTGAGGGCTTCGTCTTTATCCTTCATCGACCTCAATCCACTCGGCGTCTACTTCCGCAGCAAGCCGTTCAAACTCTTCGTTACCGTGATCGGCAAGGTTCTCGATCTGAGTGAGGCGCTTCTGAAGTCGGTTCTCATAGTTTGCACCAGACCCCTTTTCGACCTCTACCCTTACATTTGGCAAGGGGATGTCCTGACCCAACACCTTGTACTCATCCTTGGCAAGCTCAAGGAGCCAGTCTTCGGGGTTCATGTTGGTGTTGGTATTATGGCTAATGCTTGGGGCTTTAGAGTGGGTATAAGCAGCCAACTCCTTTAGCGCGGCAATCTGTTCTTTAGCAGAGAGTAGGCCACCACGGACCAGACACTCCATCTGCCAAAGGGGGTTAAGCTCAAGACCAGTACGCTCTTGAACCTCTGGGGAAAGAAACTTATGGTTTTCGGGACTTACCCTTTTTGAAGCTTCGTTCATTCTATAGGCAACTTCCTGTTGGGACATATTGTTTACCCATTTTCGTTTTTTATGTTTCGAGGCAAACATCGAAATGCGAGTAGCAATAGCTCTTTGCTCTGAATCCCACTCCCCAACAGGAATGTCTGGATAAATATGGCCCTCAGCCTGGGCGCGGGCCATTTCCATTATTTGTTCTGGGGTGAACTCTGGGTACTCGAACCACTCTGTCAAAATCCGGTGAGTGTTTCGGCACTCCTTCATATCTAGGAAGTCCATTTGTATTCCTTATTGGCAAAGGTGGTGGGACTCGAACCCACACAGAAAGCTTTTGGAGAGCCTCGGCGGAACCTACCGCATCACCCTTGTTAGGCCCTCCCTTGGATCAGTCCAAAGGAGGGGCTTTTTGTTTATGACAGTGCAGTCGGGATGCGCTTTGCTGGCATTGGGTTGACAGCTTGGCGATCTGGAACTTGACCACCAGCAGCTTGGAAGTCTGCAATCCATCCGTTGGCTTGAAGGATCATAGTGAAGAGATTGAAGTCCTTGGACCCAAGCTCTTGCATAACCTCAAGTGCAACCTTCTGCCCCATCTCAGCATCCGAAGGGTGGAAGCCAAAAGAGTCGTGGATCGGGTTGAAGCTTTTTATACCTTTCTCACGCATACGACGATAGGTTTCCCTAAGTACGTATGCGTCAAGCTGGTGTGTCATGAATGCAGCCAAACCACGGCCCGTGATTTTGACATTGGGGGTCTTCACGCCAAGTCGGACAACCTTACCGTCTGGCATTGGTAAGTCAACGGAAGTGTATACACCACTTTCCTTAAAGGCATACTCAAGCATGATGCCGTCAGGTGTTGGAACCTTGATGGTCGTCTGGCCCTTATCCCGTGCAATCTCTGAGACCTTATTGGCGAAGTTTAGATAATCTCGGACACCTGGGTATCTAGTCTCAAAGTCACGAATCATTTCCCGGTTCATCCGAGCATAGAGGTCGTTCTCAAGAATTGATTGAATAGCTTCTTCTTTGGATTCGTACTTAGTGTTGCCTACGGTTTCCTTATTACCATTTTTGCTTGTGGCAACGTAAAAGACCCCGTTCTTTTCAATAATCCTACGAACCTTTGGAATGGTCTCTTTCACATCACCTTCGACATTGAAGTGTTCTTCTTGGAACGTGAACCCATCCCCCAACAGACCCTCTCGGACATTAGGTGGGATTTCAATAAGACTTTCCCCATTTGAACCAAAGATTGGCGCACCGTCAGCGATTGCTTGAAGCTCTTTTCGGAATGATTCCTTACGAGAGTTAAACTCAGCAGCATACAGATAGGTGCCTATGGCCTTCTTGAATATCTTTCTGATCTTGCTGTCTGGTAGCCCCAGATTTGCAAGTTCGGGGATTCTTGAAGCTACTGCCTTACCTGGATCGAGGTAGATGTCTGCACCAGCGGAAGAGTCAGGGTCTGTAATCCCAGGACGTGGCTGTAGACCAGTTGCCTGAAGCACATCCTGATAACCCATAACGAGACCGGCCAACTGATAAGCGTTGTTTGACGCATCAAGCTGAACAATGAAGTCTGTCTCGTAGTTCTTCGCTAGGTCTGCCTGTACAGCAGGATCACGAAGCAGATCGGCAGGGTCCGTAAGACCTGGGGTCTTGTTACGGGCCTTAGCGAAGGCCATCATGCTCTTGACCTCATGGGCCACATTGAGGACCTGGAAGAACCCTTCTCCACCCTTCAGAAGCTTGGCTATAGGGGTCTCGTTTCCACGGGAGCTAACCAAGGTGTTGCGACCAAAGGGGTCATCAGCAAAGGCAATCAGAGAGTCGACAACACCTGGCTGGAAGATAGCCTCACGGCGCACCAGAGGACTCTGCTTGTCATGTCCGAGGAGGTTCCCAAAGGAGTGAAACATGAACTTGAGGCCAGATTTAGAACCAACCTTGTACTTCTGATCAGTACGCAACATTCCCTTCATAATATCGCCGCTTTGAGCGTGGGCGACACCGTTTTTGGAATAAATTCGAAGGTTCCTACCAGCAGACCATTCTTGACGAATGCGGGTGTCGGTACGTTCATCTTTGCGACCAAGCTGAAAGAGTAGCTGAGCTACCGTTTTCATTGGGCCTTCGTCACGGGTTTTCTTCTTGCTGAGCTTACCACTCCTGGACTTAACGGTCTCTTCTTTGACCACCGGACGTAGAACGTCAGCGATGGTACCCAGACGCTTTGGATCAGCCTTGGAAAGGGCATCTTCGATCTGAGTCAGGATGTTGGGATGTACTGAGTGCTTCATCTGTCGCATGGCGTTCAGGAAGTCCAGGATCGGTCTGAAGCTGTCGTCTACTTGTTCCCTATCGTAGTCCTTCAGGGCCTTATGGGGTCCTTCTGACAACTGGTATGGGGTGTATTCAACATCAGGCTGATCTTGGTTCACCATCTTGGCGGCATAGTTGACAGACTTAGCTACCTTAAGAGCTTCCGCAAGACCTTCATCAACAACCTCAATAGAGAGTACGTCAAGGTATTTTCCGCTCTCGTCTTTCTGGTACTCACCACCAACCTTGAGCCTGTCGTTCTTGTATTGACGGAACAACTTGACTTTACCAGCGTCCTGCCACGAAGACAGAACCTTGAATACAAGATTGGCAGAATCAACAGGAGGAACATCGAAGCGGTCTGCAAAAGCATCAGCCACCATGTTGACTGTGACCTGATCAGTAGCAAGATCGAGGATCAATCTTTCAACACGACCCTCTACCGTTGGGGGCAGACTGTCCATGTAGGACGCAAGCTCTTCCCCACGTTCAGAAGCGAGTGTCAACATATTTTCAATGTTGGACACACGGTCGTTGATCATACCAGACAGGCTATTCTTGTTTCCTGCCTTGGATTGGTCCAAAGGAGCGGGTTCCTGGGCCTGTTCAGCTTGGTCAGCTTCAGAGGATACTTCAGTAGGCTCTTCAGGCTTCGGTGTAGGTGAAGCAAGTTTCTCAAGCGCCCTATCCACTGTTTTCTCAGTGGGTATAAGGTCAAGCTCAAGCTGAACAGGTTTAGTGACCTCCTCAGCGGGTTTCTTGCTCCTCTTCTTGGCGGCTTTCTCTTTGACCTTTTCTACTTTGGTCTCGAAGTTTTGCTCTTGTTCTGCTTCTTGCTCCACCTTCCGTTCGATCACATAATCGTTTCCGATAGTGACGAGGGGAGTGAACACCTTGTTCCAATGATCCAGTATAGGACCTTGAAACAGAGTCGATAGGGTTTCGTCCACCAGTTGACCACGCATTTCAGCAGTCATGTCTGGACGATCAATGGATTCCTTCAGCTTATGCAAAGTACGATAGGTTGGGGCCGGGAGTGCATTAATTCCACCCTCAATCTCAGCCACTACGTTCTGTGCGCGGCGTTCTCCCTCTTTGGCCTTCTGCTTCCGGCGAGACCCAGAGGGTTTCACTGAGGCCGCATCTAGCTTACGGAGAGCCTTCTCAGCAGTAGTATCGCTGAACTGAGGCTTGTGGTCAGGATTAGCCCTTTGTCGGACTTGTTCCTGGATAGCCGGAACCATCTTGTCCTTCTTGAAGGAATAGATGTCTTCCCTGAATCGTTGGGAGGTTCCACTAGGAACAGAACCCTCACGCTCAAGTTGCTCAAGTGTGTCAAGAACATCAGACGGAGAAAGACCCGTGGCTTGGTTCCACTTGGTATATCCTTGGAATATAGGGTTTGGGTTGTCCGTTGGGATGACCCCAGTGTCAAACATCTCCGCAGTTGCAGCGTTATTGGTACGGTAGAGGTCTGCCTTAGATTGGTCCAAAGGAGACGCCTTCGGTATTACCTGAGAAGGGGCTTTAGAAGCCTGCTTCATCTGACGCAACTCTGCGCGTCTAATGTCAGCTAGGTCTTGTTTTTCCTGACGCAGGAACTCTTTCTCTGCTGCCCTACCTTGAGCAAGCTTCTCAGAGTTGGTGCGCTGGGCTTCCTTTGCGAGGTCTTTAAGAGCCTGAAGACTGTCCCGTGCCGTTGGACCCTGGATGTCAGTCATGTCTGTTGACTTCTTGTCTACAGAATCGACGAACCGCTTGATCCGGCTTCTACGGTTAGTCAGTCTGTCAACGAACTGTGCGCTTCTGTTAAGAGCCACGCCAGCAGCCGCAGCCTTAAGGCCAACTGGGTTGACCAAGGCACCTACACCCAGGGCGGCACCGCCAATACCCCTACCACGTTGATCAGTTACATCAAGGAAACCAGTGAACCTTGACAGACCACCCATGTCTGCACGTGCGTTTGTGTACGGGGTAACAAGCTTGATCTGATTGGTCAGAGAGGTCAGTCGATCTGCATCAGCCTGATCTGGAAAGTACGACTTGATGGAATCAATGTTTTCCTGAGTGATCGTACTCTTTAGGTTTGATCCATTACGCAGGACTCTAGAGATGGCAATCTCTGCTTCCCGATTACCCTGTTTACGTGCCAAGGCAGAAAGGTCAGTTGCAATCTTTGTGGCTTCCGCACGAAGGTCCCCCAGCACTGCCTTAGCGTAGCTCTGAGCGCCCTGCTCAGCGTCGGTTGAGGAGACATCAGCAAGACGCTCAAGGTCGCCACTAGTGGCGTCACGGAGACGCTCAGCGAGGCGCACATGGTCGTCAGTGACCTCGATATCGTCAGTCCGAGAGACGTAATCAGCAACGCCTTGGACGGCCTTAACTGGGGCCTTGGCGATAGCTTTGGTGGCCTCAATGGAAGCATCAACAGCACCAGCAGAGCCAGCACCAATGATACCTTCACCAACGGCTTGCTTGGGGTCAATGCTTAGACCAGCGTCCGTGGCGGCTGTTTCGCCGGTCTGTTGGACCACCGATTGAACACCCTCGGTGCCTCCCTCAAGCAACATACGCTTAAGAGCACCTTGAGCGCCTGGGGCGATGGCATTGAGCGCACCAGAGGCGGAAGCCGTAGCAAACGCGGCGGCCCAATCCTCAGAATTAGGGGCTTCCCGTCCATTGTTCTTTGCGCGTTCAATCGCAGTGGGTCCAAGGATTTGAATACCCTCGAACACGGCGGGACCAGTAAAGGCACCAACAGCAGTACCACCAGGACCGGCAACGGAGCCTACAGCAGCGCCAGCAGCCCGAGATGCAAGAGAGCCTGCAAACTGACCAGCTTGCTCAACGATGGCCTTGGGAAGGTAGCTTGGATCGAATCCAAGGAAGTCCCCATTCATGAACTTAGATGAGGCACTTTCGTAGCCGTCAACTTGCTCAGTAGCACCTTTTAGGACTTCACCTGTACCCTTGAAACCCATAGCTTCAGCAGTTGTCCCCATGTTCTCAAGGGGCTGATCAACGCCTTGCTTAAAAGCCTGACCAAAGCCCTCAAAGGCACCGTTCCTGGCTTCCGTTGGTTTAGGTGTTTGGGTCTGTTGAGCCTGAAGCTGACGATACGCCTGACCGAGCTTCTGCACGGCAGCTTTGTCGCCTTTTGCATTGGCGGCTTTAATGCCAGCAGCCAGACGTTCAAGCGTAACGTCAACCATCAGTTATACTCCGTTTGCTTTAAGAATTGCGTCTATTTCAGTTGGGTCAAAAGAGCCTGCATTAGATTGGTCCAAAGCACCCTGACCCGCTGGGGCCTTCCAGGGTGTATAAGCCTGTACCGGCTGATATGGGAGATTTGGATACGCAGACAGGTGTGCGGAATAGTTAGACGACCTTTGGTCATACTCCTTGAGCATGTTTCCACGCGCAATCGTTAGACGCTCATAGGCTACATCCGGGTTAGAAAGGATCGAGTTGATGTCGCCCCCAAGGAACGCAATGACCCTCATGGCGTCCTGTTCAGTCATCACACCCGGACCAACTACTTGCTCCCTGGACTGACCAACCAGACCTTCAATGTCACCGGAAGCAACCCGCTTGGCAATCATCTCAGGGGTAAGACCCATTCCTGCAAAGGTTCTAGCCGCAGCGGCCATTGATTGGGCAAAGCCCTCAACACCGAACTTCATGTCTTGGACTGTGGCGATTGTTCGGTCGAATGCCGCCAATGCCGATCCGGTGTTAGTCAACCAGCTTTGCTCTTCCTGAGCTTGCTTGGGTGTCATCTGTCCACGGGAACCAAACACGTCCGCATTGTTGCGGCGTTCCGCGCCACTGACATCAACCACATTACCTTTGGAATCAGTGATTACACCAGTAACGGCGTCCTGAAGAAGATCAATCCTGATCGAACCATCAGGCAGTTGTACCTGACCCAAAGGTATCTTCTTAATTTGAGCAGCAGAAGACCATTGCAGTGAAGCTTCACGATCCAAAGTCTGTTCATTAAGAAGAGCTTCCTGTTCTCTCTGACCTTGGATGGTTCCTTGGAGGTTCTGAGCAGCCATTCCAAGACCGGACGACCAATCATCTCCCGATAGAAGTCCAGACCCAACGGCAAGAAGCATTTCGCTACGGTTAGGTGTAAGCCACCCCTTTTGACCAAACTTTGGCGCTGGGCCTTGAGCAGGGTCTTCAGACAGCATTGGACCACCTTGGGGGGATAGCTGGGTCTGTTGACCACCACCCCCGCCTGCGGAACCGGCTGGGAAGTACCAATCAGGATGAAACCCGTTCTCAGGCGTTGCTGGTATTGGGGCAACTATGTTAGGCCTCCCACCTTCCTGAAACTGACCTGTTGATGGGTTGAACCAAGCGTCACGCATCATGCCTTTGGTGGGTTTACCGTCTAGGGTAGTCATAGTAATTTCTTGCAAAGCTGGGACTCCTCCTTTTGTGCTTACAGATAATGCAGGCACATCTGCTTTGCCTGTGAATATATGACCGCCGTGTTGGTAGGTTTGACCGCCTCTACGGTCGTTCTCTTCCTGAAGCCACTTCGGGATTGTGTTACTTTGATGTCCCTGATTGACTAAGAGGTCCATCCCAGCGGGCGAGTAGTAGTGAGTGGCCCCACCAGTCATGTCCTCGATCTGTCCAGCCAGAAGGGCATCAACAACTCTTGATGTCCTCTTGTAGGAGTCTGAGTTTGGGTCCCATTTTTCTGGGTTGTTTCCACCTGGCCCTTTGTTCCAAGCTGAGAACTGTTTAGGGGCCAAGGCTACGTCAGAAATTGACCCACCCCAGCGGGGGTCTCTGGTACGATTAAGGATTACATGACCAACTGCGGCCTGACCGTAGGCGTCCTCGCCAGCGGCCTCCCCGAGAATAGTCCTAATAAGGATGTCACGGTCTCTAGGATCAGCCAAGCTTTAGCCCACCCCAAGCACCCAAGATGGAACTAGCAGCGCCCGCCAGTTGCTGGAACACAGATGGCTTCTGTTGAACTGAAGTCTGGAACCCTTGAGAACCAAAGTTGCCACCAACGGTCGCCATGTACTGGTTCACAATGTCTAGGTCAGACATACCTTTCGCACGAAGACCGTCAATCTCGGTCTGAGCCTGCTTTTGGAACTCAGAAGACATTCCATAGGCGTCACCAAAGGCACCAGCCCCAAGGTTGTACCCAGCACCGGCTGTATCAATACCCATACCAGCGGCCTGACCAAGTTGACTATTAGCCACCATAGCCTGCGAGAACTGATCACTGAGGTTTCCAGAGGCGAGTTCAACACCACGGTTCCAAGCATCACCACGCATACCGGAGGAGATAGCCGCAGCGCGATCCATTGCGTCGTCTTGGGCGTAGGCTTCAAGAGTACCAGCACGGGTTGAGTTGATGTTGCCTGTAGCAGATGCCCCAGAGTTGATGTCACCTACGTTTCGGTCGAAGGCTTTACGTACATCTCCAAGGGCTGCGTCGATTTGACCCTGAAGGGCCGGATTGTCCGCAAACCTGCTGGCGTTGTTAAGGATTGTGCCTGTACGATCTGCACCAGCGTCTCGAACAAGATTGGCTGAATTGGTTGTATAGTCTGAGAGAGACCCAGCAGCACCCATACCCAAGCTCATCAGGTTTCGGCCACTGTTTCCAGCATCCATTGAGAACGCACCACCGGCCCTCAGAGCAGCAATCTGTTCTGGAGCCATGTCGGCGGTAAAGTCGGAAATGGACCCGTTGGCGGCTAGGGCCTTGTCAAGTGCTGCACCACCAGCGCCAAACCCTTTCTCAAGGAATGGCTGCTGGGGTTTCCAAGGGTTACTTTCAAAAGGCTGTTGAGTAGTTTGTGTTTTTGATTTGAAGAGCTTTCCCACAGGAACTCCTTTGGACTGATCTAAAGAAGCCTGATTGGACTTCTAGGGGACGGAGGATGTACATTTTTGCCCACTCCCCTTCTCCGGTAGTCCGGTAGTGATCAAAGGAGAAACACCCCAGGCTCTCAATGAATTTCATCTTAAGGGGATCATGGGTCATAGTCTGGAAGACAAAGATCGGAGAAGATATAGACTCGGCTATGAGTCTCAAATCTTGAACCAACTGCTTCTTGACGGTCTTTGTGTACCTGACATGTATTTCATTATGCAGAACCACCCCGAACCATAAAAACTCAGCGGAAAGGGTGTATTCCTCCCGCTGAGTTAGAATCATGGGTTGGCTATGATGTATTGCTGAATCTCTTTGACAGCTTCAGCTAGTTCATTGACTCGCTCACCAAGGTTTCTGATTTCACGATCAAAGAATAGACGGTCGGAACCTTCTAGAGTTGGAGTCTGTCTATAGGCATAGGTTCTTGGAATTATGTTAGGAGTGAATGGCATTTCTACCTCTCGGAGATGACATCAAGGTCGATGTCGTATCCACTGATTTCAGCATCGACTGACGAAGGGATTTCAAACTTAAGTAGAAGGTATCTACCGTTGACCCTGAAGTCACACTTGTAGTCATCCCGAAGCATGAACTGCCTTGGACCAGTCCAAAGGACATCTGTGTTTGGGTTCTTAGCTGATCCTAACGAAACAAGGATGTGACCATCTACCGATTTAGACATGGCCTGGGGAGCAATGGATCGGACTAGCTTTCTTGAAGACAGTGTCGCAGATAATTCATCGCTGTCTTTTACAGATGACTCTACATAGGCAGGCCAAAGAAGAGCAGTTTCTACAGGATTAGAAAGGAGTCCCCCAAAGAGGTCATCATAAAAGTAGATGGCTCGACTAACACCACGGGTTGCGTTGCCTGTTGACACCAAGAGCATAAGGTCTGGGGCGGACCCCTCGAATGCCCTCCAAGATGAGGACAAAGTGTCCCAAGTGGCTAGGTCATTCCAGGTAGTAAGAATGGGAATAGCAGCGATTCCTGAGGACACAACACTGGGCATGTCCAAGAATGACCAGGTGTTGTCTGCATAGTTGTAGACTACGGCTTCATTGCACCCAGTTACTTCACTTAGTTTCCAAGCACAATCGTCTCCAACGGACGGATAACAGAACACAACTTCGGACTTCACTTTGTTGACAAATGCAAAGCACCTATTGGCCTTTGACGCATCGAGTCTGCTGTAGATACGCTCAGTAACTCGGTTGTCAGAGATTGCTACCTTGGTCATACCGTCATGCACATATATGGCGTCATTCCCAAAGACGTAATGCTTACCGTCCACCTCTACTACGCAATCAACAGATAACACCCCAAGGTCATCAAACGCCTTCTCAAAAGAGAAGACAAATGGTGTCCCAATGAAGACCATTCGGTAGGTCTCCTTGGTTCCATAGAGAATCATGGCGTTGCCTAGGGCCACACCATCAACAAGCTTTCCACGGGCATCATTAAGTACAGATTCCCCAGCTAGAGAAGACGGAGATGCTGTATCCCAATTAGCCGGTGGAGAGTTAGCCTGAGCGGCGTCTGACCACTTAATCATGTTCTCAAAGTTGACTGACCCCTTGGTAACATTGAGTGCCACAAGGAAGTCCTTATAGGACCTAAGAGAGGCACACCGATCATTGGCAGCCCAGCCGGGGAGATACGCAAAAGCTCCTACAGCGGGGTCAGCTCGGTACACTGGACGGTTGTCTGGGTTAGAGAAGTATGTGACCCCGCCCAGACGGGTAGCCACAATGCGTTCCCATGTAGAGGACCAAGGGACAGTCGGGGACACTACACTATGCACCCCATTAAATAGCTGCCTGAAGACCCCATCGGATTGTACCGAAACGAGGACACCCTGAGACCCAGACTTGGCTGCGTCTGTGATTACGGCTGGATC